CTCCCACCACCCTTGCAGGTAGGCGCCCAGCAGGGGGAATTTTTCGCCTATTGCCGCGATAGCGTTTCCCACCATGTTGGAAAAATTGGTCCAGATCTGGTTCACGGTGTTGCCGAAGTTCACCAGCCACGCCTTTACCGTGTCCCAATTTTTATACAGCAGGGCTATGGCGGCCGCCACCGCTATGATGATACCCAGCGGCCCCATGAGCGCGGACCCGAACGCCTTAAACGCTCCGGTGATCTGTGTGATCTTCCCGGATTGCTGCAGCAGGGCCACAAATCCCTTTGCCTTTGAGTACATACTCATGGCCGTGGTTACGGCTCCGATGGCCGGACCCAGCACCCGGAGGGCAGCGGCCACGGCCAGCACAGTCCCCTTGTGTTCCCACAGGAAGGAGAGGAAGGGCTGGGCCTTGTCGTATGCTTTGCCCGCCCAGTCTGCAAAATCCTTGATCCCGTCCACCAGGACCGGCAGGCCGTCCGAAATGGCCCCGCCCGCCCAGTCAGCGAAGTCCTCCGCGATCTCTGCGATCACCGGGGAAACCTCCTCCATGGCCTCCGTGATCTCCGGCATATTGTCCATGAGTGACTGATACACGGCGTCCGCCGCCGGCAGCAGGGATACTTCCATTTGACGCCCGATCCCTTGCAGGGCGCTGTCCAGGTCGTTGTACCTTACCTGGTTGATCTGCTCCAGGGCGCCCTCGGTGTCGTATGCGGCCTGCGACGCGCCCGCCATGGCCTCCATGGCCTCCACGCCCAGGTCCTCCCACATTGTTCCGAATAGCGCGACGCCCAGGGCGTCCCGTTTCACCTGGTCGTCCACGTCCAGCAGGGTGTTGATCACGTCGAAAAATGCCTCGTTTGCCCCCTCGCCGCCGGCGGCAAAGGTGGCCATGATCTCCTCCGCGTTATATCCCAGGTCTTTGAACGCCGCCACCGTTGTGTCGCTCCCGTCAATGGCGCGGATCGAAAATTCCTTGATGGCGTCGCCCACCTTGTCCAGGTTCCACGCCGTGCTGTCCGCTCCAGACTGGAGGAGGTTAAACATACCGTCAGCCGTGAAACCCAGTTTTGAGAACTGGCTGGAATATTCATTGATGGTGTCGATCAGTTCCCCGGAGTAGTCCAGGCCGTTTTGTGCGCCCGCCGCAATCAGGCTGAACGCCTCCTCTGCGGAGGATCCGAAGTTCTTTCGGATTGCCTCCGCCGCCCGTGTGCTTTCCGCCACGTCGTACTCGAAAGCGTCCCGAAGGGCCAGGGCGCCCTCGGTCGCGTCGTGGCCTTGGTTAGCCCCTCCTGGTCCAGGTTGGCCAAGTTTCGGTCCACCAGGGCCACGGCGTCGGCCACGTCGGCCACGTCCTCCCCGAAGTTATCCGCGTACACGTTTTCCATAACGTCCCGCAGGTTCTCCAGTTCCTCGCCGGCCGCGCCGGTCGCGGAGGCCATTTGATTGGTGGCCGTCTGCCACTCTCCGCCCAGGTCTGCCAGGTACTTGGTGGCGGCGATGGCCCCTGTTCCCATCGCCGCCAGCCCGGCCGTCATAACGGTGGATGCTTTGTTGGCGGCCTTTTGAATGGTCGCCAGTTGCTTGTTGGCCGCCTTGGTACTGGTCCCCAGGGATTTATCTACCTTTCCGGCGATTTTTATGGCCAGTTCCATGACCTTGCTTTTTGCCAATTTCAAGCACCACCTTTGCCATTTCGTTCAAGTCGTCCAGCGGCAGGCCCATGAAGTAGTCCACGCCGCTATGCAGTTGGAGAGAAAGGCCAATACAGCCTTTTTTTATATCCGGCGGGTTTATTCCTCTCCATCCCCGCCGTACAGAAAACCCGTGACCATGTTTTTCAACTTCATGGCCTCTACCGGGGGCAGCCCCTTGAAGAACTCCACGGGCTTATGGCTTGCTCTGGCCGCCATATACATGGCATAGGGCAGGGTCATTTCCGGGATCGGGGTCACGCCCAGGTCCCGGTTGGCCAGTTTGGCCACGGCGCACAGGTCGCCGGCCGTCATGTCCTCCATGCCGGACAGGTCCACCTCGGTGTACTCCTGGTTCTCGAAAGTGTAGGGCTTGCGAAATTTCAGGACCAGGCTTTCCTCCTCGTTTTTCTCCTCCGCCGTCACGGGCTGGATCTTCTCAATGTCGCTCATTAGATCATTTCCCTCACTTTCTGCAGAATGTCCACGCCGCGCACCTTAAAGGTGGGGTTCAGTTTATCCAGTTCGATCAAGTTCTCGCCGCCCACTTCCACCAGGATATAGGACAGGTTCAGGGTCACGCTGCTTTCCATGGCGTTGCCGCTCTTTACGCTGCCCAGGGCAAGGGTGGCGCTCTTTCCGCGCACCACCACGCGCATGGATCTGAACTCCGTGTTTCCTTCCACGGTCAACGTCTGCTGGGCCGCCCGGAGGGTCAACTGCACCGCTTTGGTCATGTCCATCATGTCCGCCGCCTCCTTGTCGATCACCCGGAAGGGGATTTCCATTTCCATGTTGGAGAAGTGGCCCACGGTGGGGTCGTCCAGTTCTCCCAGGATACCGGCGCCGGAAATGGTGTCCGCCAGGGCCTCGAAGTCCGGCAGGGGGACTTCATCGCCTACACCGATCAGGCGCTCCGCCACGTTGTAGACGTTGTAATTATTGATTTTGCTGGGAATGGCAGGAATGGCCATTTTTATTCACCTCCACCAGTCAGGGCGGCCTCCAGGGCCTCCGTGTCGTATTCTCTGATATTTTCGATGTACTCCGCCGGGATATAGGGCGCCAGGTAGGTGTGTACGGTCAGGTGGCCGTCCAGCAGGTTGGTGATCGGGTTCTCGTCGGATCTGAACTCCGTCCGGTATCCGGCGCAGTAGTCCCGGGCCACGTACCCGTTGCCGATGATGTTCTGGCTGTCCACGATGGACTGGATCAGGCGGGTGTTGCCCGGCTTGTCCACCTTCTGGAAGTACGTCAAAATAAAGTTGTTTCCGTCCCAGTCGAAGAAACGGCGCACCGCCAGCCACCGATCCTTGGGGTCGGAGGTGGAGGGATAGGCCGCCGTGCCGCCGGGCACATAGACACCGGCCTTTTCAATGGGGGTATATTTCTGGCCCAGCAC